TAAAATCCAAACCCTGGTATATAACCATAGTGAACAAAATGTTCACGGCGTTTTTTCATACTATCATCTTGATTCCAATTACGTCTAATTGCTAGAATCTCTGTAGTGCCTTTATCAATAGTAACAACGTAGGGTAATGCTATTCCTGTTTTTCTATTTCCATCTTTGTCTTCATAACCTTCTAAGTCAAGGTTAACATTCATCTCTAGTATTTTATATCTATCATCATTAGTAGCATCAAAGCCCATCTGCTCTGCAATTTTTTTCTCAACGCTATCTAGGTCATAATTAGGTTCACCTAACTCAATATCTTTATAAAAGCCCATCTCTTGCAAGTTATGAATTTCTTGTTTTGTTTTACGCATCACATGAGTAATACGTTCAGCTGTTTCTAAATTAGATGCACCATAAGGTACAACCATATCTTCAGCTGGTACAAATATAGATACTTGTCGTTCTAGTGCTGGGTCATAATAAACTTTTTTAAACGCATTACCTGCTAAACCTAGTCCCCATAACATTCTTTCATGTTCAGGTCGGTACTCTGGCATTTTATCCATGAGCTGATAATTCATATTCTCTTGAACTCGTGCTGCTGATTCTAAACACTCAGGTGTTTCTTTACCAATAATAGAAGTCTTCACAGGGCCTGCAGCTGGAAAAGTTTCCATCATTGTTTCAGCTTGGAATTTAACTAATGCTTCGGATAGGAGTGGGTGATATACAGCACATGCGCCTTCCCATGGTTCAGTGCGTTCTTCTATTTTAAGACCAAGAAGTTCTAAGCCATCAACATAAGTTTCAAGCCAGTCTTTTCTAGAGTTTATATCATTAGAGAAATCTTCGAGTAAATCTGAAGATAGTTCAGCTAGATATTGGTCATCTAATTCTTCAGCTAAGTTTTCAGAAAATGTATCATCATCCATCCTATCAGGATCAATAACAATTTCACTATCACCAATACCAATAGTAACTTTTTCTGGGTCTTCTATTTCTATTTCAATAGCTTCTTCATTTTCAGCTATTTCTTCTATGCCTTCTGGAGCTGCATATAACCCTTTATCTATGTCTGCCATTTTTATATCGCCCTATTATATACATCACAGTTTCTGTTGCCCTTGGACTCATTCCAGCTTCCTGGGACAACTTGTAAATTAGTGGGCTTATGTAAGCCCCCCTTAGTTAATGGCACTATGTGGTCCACATGCCATTGGAACCCTGTTTGTTCTGTTCTTAATTGAGCTAAATTATACATCTCGCTTATTACAAATTTATCTAGCTCTGTCAATCTTATCGTTGCTCTAAATTTTAATGCTCTTCTTTTTGCCTCGTATGCCGAATACTTATCTTTGTTTGCTTTCTTATATTCTTTTCCTTGAGCTAAGTGTTGTTCCCTATTTCTTTTTTTCCAATCAGCTTTATATTGATTGTTCTTTTCTCTATTATCTTGTGCGTACTTTTTATTCTTAGCTAGGACGCGTTCTTTGTTTCTCTTATACCAAGCTTTTTTTACTTCCGTTATTCTTTCTTTATTATCTTTTCTGTATTGCTTTCTGTATTCAAGCTCATCAAACGGCATAATATTTTTTATGGTTTCTACCCCTAAACATTACTATATCATCCTCTTCATCATTCGGCAATCGAATAAATCCGCCCTGCCTAAAACGAGCGAGTGCTAAAGTTGTGGAGTCAACCAAGTCATCGTTGGCACCACTAGGGAAATCGTTACATTCTTCAATGACCTCGTGCGCCCAACGCTTATCGGGTGCATAAACAACCCCGCCACTAAAGAGATCAGACACAGCATTAACACGGCTAATCTTATCCTGTCCCTTTCCAGGCGTAAATTCTCCAACAGGTATTCCCATTCTTCTAAACTCTTGATATAAAGCTGCCCCATTTGATTTTTTCTCTACAATAAAGGCGTCTGGCTCCCACTCTTGATATTCTTCTAAGCAAAGCTGCTTAAGTTCTGGGAATTCCAAACGCTCTTTTATCGCATTCAATAATATTATAGCGTAGTTGTTTGTCTCTTCGTTAAGAAATACACCCCATGTTGTTAATGCGTTGTAATCTGCTCTAGTATTAGCTTCTTGAGCAGCATCAAGTGTCATTATTATAAATTCACAGGGTGGTGGGTTTTCTTCTTCCCACATATTCCACCACTCTCGCTTAATTAACGCTCCTTCTTCCGATGTTGGGTTTTGTAAGTACTGTGCATTCCAATATCGTATGTCTAGAGCAGCGCGTCTAGACTTTAATTCTTCTAATGGCCAGAACTCAGGCCATAATGGAACTTCATTTCCCTTTTTATCCTCTAAAATAGCAGGGAATTCAACAACTTCCCAGTCATCTACCTCATCATTCTTAACCATTTGGTTAATTATCTGTCCTGTCAGGTCTAATTTAGACCATCTTGTCATTACTACAATAATTGCACCGCCAGGCATAAGTCTTTGCAGTGGTCCTGACTGAAACCATTCCCAAGCTGGCAAAAATACGTCGCCTTTGCCTAGTTTGGCATCTTGCTCTGAATGGGGATCGTCGATTATAAATAGATCTGCTCCACGACCAGCCAAAGCACCACCAACACCAATAGCAAAATACTCACCGTTATGATTCGTACCCCACCTACTGGCGCTTTTACTATCCGCTTGTAGACTGATATCGGGGAATATGTCTTTATAAGGGTCTGAACCCACGAGATTCCTGACCCGACGACCGAAGTTAACAGCAAGATCTGCTGTATGAGATGCCATGATAACCTTTTTTGCTGGATGGTTACCCAAAAACCAAGCCGGAGCCAGATAGGAAATAAGTTCTGATTTTCCGTGACGAGGCGCGATATTGACGATAACTCGTTTTCTAACTCCTCTTGATATTTCTTCAAATAATTTAGCCAATTTTGCATGATGTTCTCCTACTTTATAATCGGGGTAGACATGCTTGATAAAGTCTAAGAAGTTTGCCTTCCCCTGTGTTTTAGTTAATTCTTTCTTATATTGTTTTAATAGTCTAAGATGTCTCTGTCTGTCTTGTTCAGACATATTAGGTATCTCTCTTTGAAGTAACTCTAGGTCTTGTTCGTTAATCATCGTCTATTATCTGATGGTCGCCTTCGATGACTTTACCTTTGAGTTGCTCAATTGTCTCTCTTAATTCTTTTTCTAGTTCTTCACCTGTTTTATTAATGTGAGTTACTTCTGTTTTCTTTTTAAATGCGTCGACTCCATCCATCTCACCTATCATTCGCAAAGCCATTAGTTTTTCTTTTGGGTTATCTGATGACTCATGAACTTGCACTGCGTTATTGAGTACGTAGAGTTTGTAGTCTGCCATGTCTTTAACAAGCATACAATTTGTCTGTGCTACCATTCCTGCAAGATATGCCATTGTTTCATTTGGGTACGTAGCGAACTCAGGTTTTGTCTCTGGGTTTTCCATCATTTGTTTTGCGACCCGATGGGCTTCTTCTACATTCTCTTCTGTAGGTTCAATAGGTTCTCCATTAATGTCACTTATTGTTTTAATAGTTTCTGCGCGTATACCTATCTCTTCATCTGTTGTCATTTCTAACAATGCTTCTTTCTGAGACTTAGGTACAGGAATTTGGTCCTCAATTATAGGGACTACCAGAGCGTTTACATGCATGGGCGTCGAGTCTATGCTTGAGGTTTGATCGTTGTTCTTTGTCATATGTGTTCGCTGTTACACTAGTTGTTATTTGCAGCTATGACATGAGTATATAGTATTAGATCAATAAAAACAAACAGAAAACGTATAGCAGCACCAAGTATAAACAGACGTTAAGCATAGCCAATAGTGTATATAAGATATTCATGCCTCTATTATAGGGGGTTTCAACCAACTGTATGGTAATAAGAATCATTCCGTTTTTCATAAATTTTTGCGAAATATTTTTTTTGTTTGGCTTTCTGTAAAGTAAGGGGGGTACTTTCAGAATTCGTAGGATCATTTGTGCGTATTAGAATGTATATAGAACTATGGGACTCCTAAAAATATTTGCGGGGGGCGGGGGCGGGTGGTCTTCGCGTGTCCGCGTTTAGCCACCAGACCGCGAGAACCTCACGCGGTCGCGTTCGCGTGTGTGCGTGTGCGTGTGCGTGT